GTCCGGTCGCGGCCACCAGGGCGCCGTGCAGGCGCTGGGCGAGGTCGTCGCGGTCGGCGGCGCGCTGGCGGTGTCTGGCGGACTCGTCGCGCAGCTTGGCGACGTACTCGCGGGGGAACGTCTCCGGCTCCCGCTCCGGGGTCTCCGGGGTCTCCGGGGTCTCCGGGGCGGCTTCCTGAGCCTCTTGGGTGTCCTCGTGGGCCTCGGGGGTGGTCTGGTCGCTGTGCTCGGTCTCGGTGGTCTGGTGCTCGGTCATGCGGTCCTCCTGGTGGTGGTGTTGGGCTGGCGGATGGGTTCGGACGTGGTCACGATGAGCTGCGAGCAGTCGCAGCCGGTATGGCGCTGTATCGGGTAGTCGGCGGGCCAGACGTGGCCCTCTCGCCACCACCAGCGGCAGAGCTGGCAGGCGTCGGGTTCGAGTCCGCGTGTCCAGCCGGTGACGGCCTCAGAGGTCGCTACGGCTTCGGTGTAGGCGTCGGCGACGGCCTGGCGTATCTCGGCCTCCACGAGCCGCTGGTAGCGCATCTGAGCGCGGCTGAGACTCAGCTCGTCATCGGGGGTCAGGTCGGCCAGGATCGCGGTCGTTGCACGTGCCAGGCGCTCGGGGTGGTCGGCGGGTCGGGTGATGCCCAGCGGTGCGGCGGGGGTGCCGGTCGAGAGGGTGACCGCAGCAGCCAGGGCGAGGTCTCCCAGTGCGGCGCCTCCGGTGGTCCCAGCGGCGAGGTAGGCAGCCACGACGGCCACGAGCGCATCGGCGGCGATCTGGCCCGCGACGTAGGCGGCGAGCGCGGCCAGCACCTGGTCGGTGACGGTGCCGGCCAGCTCGGTGGACTGGTCCTGGTAGGTCACGCCGACTCCTTGGGTAGCAGCGCGGTCAGGTTGACCCCGGCGCCGTCGAGGGCTTCGGCGCGGCGTGCGGTCCTGATCTCGTCGATCTCGTCGCTGGCGTACCCCAGGCGGGCCAGGGCGACGGAGGCGGGCAGCAGCCCGGCGCCGTAAAGCTTCACGATCGCATCTGCTTCCTGCGCGACCGAGCGGGTCGCGGCGTCGGCCCAGCGCACCCGCACGTCCACGGCGCTCGGGTCGGTGCCCTCGCGGACTCCGACGACCAGGCGGGCCACGTCCTCCCACGACCGTCCGAACGTCGCCTGTCGGGACTCGGCGCGGGCGGTGAGTGATGCCTCGGAGGCGCGCAGCGCGTCGGCGCTGGCGGGGTTGTCGGTGAACACGCCGACGTAGTGCGAGGGCAGCGCGGAGACGGCCATGATCTGGCCGAGCAGCACCCGCACCGATGCCTCGTAGCCGGTCAGGTCGGCGGCGGCGAGCTGGCCGAACTTGGCGTCGGGGTTCTCCGAGATCATCGCCCGGTGACCCTCGGGGATCGGGTTGACGGCCTCGCCGGTCTCGGGGTCTTCCTCGAGCTCGATGCCGGTGGCCCAGCGGCGCTGGCGCCCGGTGTATTCGCTGGTGGTCATCATGTCGGCCAGCGACTTGTTCAGCCCGTCGACCAGGGGCATCAGGTCGTCGATCTCCGAGGCGCCGTCGTCGAGCAGCCGGTCGCCGTTGCGGAACCGCACGACAGGCACCATGCCCAGCGGGTTGGGGATGGTCTCGACCACCCGGAAGCCTGCCGTGGTCGCTCCCAGGCCGGGGGCTGAGTAGCGGGTGATCTGGTCGGCCTCGTAGAGCACGACCTCGGTCGAGGTCGCGGTCTCCCAGCGCTTGAGTGCGGCGGTGATGCGCCGCGAGCCGGGATCGGTCAGGACGGTCACCTGGCGGGCGGACTCGACCGTGACGCGCGGTGTCCCGTCCGGGCGTGCCCACACGATGACGTAGGACGTACCGAGCGCGAGCGCTTCGCGGTGCGCGACCCCGGAGGTCTGGTCGAGGTCGTTGGCGATCCAGTCGCCCCAGACGTCGGCCCCGGTGAAGCCGGTGACCCGCAGCCGCTCGGCCAGCGCGGTAACGGCCAGGCGTGGAATGTTCGAGGCCATGCGCCCGAACCGGCTCCCCAGGGCCTCGCGGGCCTCGGGTGCCAGAAAGGAGAGGGGCTGTCGACCTGAGTAGTAGAGGTCCAGCTCGGTGTAGCGGGCGGTGGACTCATCGAGCCGCTGGGCCAGGGTGGTCAGAAGGTCGGTCACTTGAAGCTCCGTGTCTTTCGTCGGGTCTTGCGGGTGGCGCGCCAGGTGGCGCGAGAGTGGGCCATGACCAGGCACGCGGCCAGGTCGATCTTTCGGGCGTTGCGTGACCGCGATGCCTTCGCCAGACGCATCCCTCGCGCGTCCTCGGTGATGACGGCAGCGGCGACGTGAGCGGCCAGGCGGGGGTCTCCTGAGTGCGTCATCCGGCCATTGGTGGCGGCGCTGTAAAGGTCGGTGGTCGCGGCGGTCAGGCGCGACGGTGAGTGTGGGAACTCCACGACCGGCAGGCGCTCGGCTTCGAGAGCTTGCAGGGTCCGGGTCCAGCGGAACGGGTCCGCGATGATCTCCACGACGGCGTAGCGCTTGCAGGCGTTGCGGATGGTCTGCTCGACCTCGGCCACCGGCACCCGGTAGGAGTCATCCCCGGCGGGTTTTTCCCACACGGCCAAGACCTCGAAGTGCGGGTCCTCGGAGACGGTCGCCAGCAGCAGCGCGGTCGTGTCGTCCGAAAACGAGCCGTCGAGGGCCAGCACCACGTCGGCGCCGTCGTCGATCGACTCGCCCGTGCTCAGTGAGTCCCACACCCCAGGCGGCAAGAACGCGCCGTCAGTGTCGGTAGCGAACTGACACAACCGCGCCCGCCGGAATGTCGCCTCGCGGGTCTTCGGCGGCAGCAGGGCCTGCATCGCGTCTCGGTGCAGGAAGTCGTCCAGCGCCGGGTTCGCCAACTCCCAGCAGTGCTCGCAGTCGACCGGATGGTGAGCGAAGTCAGCAGCAGAGAACTCACGCCACACGAACGAGGGGTCATCGGGATTCTCGGCGGCGTACTTACGCATGTCGGTCAGCACGCTGTCGTCCGGGTTCGGTCCCGGCGTCCCGATGCCCAGCAGCGTCGAGGACTCCCGCTTGCCCTGCGCCAGCGCGACGACCTCGTACACGTCGCGGGAGATCACGCCGATCTCGTCAAGAATCGCCAGCGTCGGGTCCAGCCCTTCGAGGCGCTTCGGCTCAGCGGGTAGGCACACGAACGACGCGGCACGCTCGGGCACGTACAGCCGATCCTTGAACACCTGCACCCGGCTCGCCAGGTCCTCGTTCAACTCGACCATCCGGGCGGCGGTCTTGAACACGATCCCGGCCTGCCGCTCATCAGTCGCGGCCACGACCACCGACGCGCCTTCCTCACCGAGCATCAGGTCGAACAGACCGAGCGCCGCGACCAACGTTGACTTGCCCTGACCTCGCGGCATCATCCAGCCCGCCAGACGCGGACGCGGCGACGGATCAAGCACCGAGCTCACGAGGTCGACCTGCCAGGGACGCAGGCGCAATGCAGTACGCGCGCCGGTGCCCTTCGGGGTCAGTACGAATCCTGCGCAGAACTCGTTGAACAGCTCCGACCCCGTGCTCGACAGCGACTGCAATGGCAGAGAGTCTGCGCGAACGGCTGCCTTGGGCCCTGGCCTCATGAGAGCCTCCCGACATGGGAGCAGTGTCGGACGAGTTCCGCCGTATGGGCTACGCGGTCTTGGGCCGGAAACTTGGGCTCGTGCGAATCTTGATCATTCTGCTCTTCGCTTGTATCTGGCTCTTCCCAGCAGTCTTGATGCTGACCTACGCGCTCTCGAGTAGCTACGACCGCAGCGACATGGGATTCCCCTGGATCGCCCTCGGGGTAAGCCTCGCTCTCAGCTACTGGCCGTGGCGATTCTGGCGGTTCACGACGCGAGTAGCACGCGAGTTCAGCGCGCAGCAGCAACTCAACACGCGGAAGCACTTCCACGACCGCATCGCTGAGTAATGGAGACTGCGCCTTACCCCCCGGTCCCTGAGGCGCTCCGAGGGTTCCCGTCCCGTGGGTCTCTCGCCCTCGACCAGCACCTCGGCGGCGGTTGCAGGGTCCGCAGACGACTCCGCCCGTGTCCTTGAGCCTGACGACCTTGCCCGCGTCGATGCGCTCCCAGGTGCGCGCGGTGTGGTCGAGCTGGAGGTCGTCAAGTGCTCCGCAATCACTGCAAAACGGCTGGAGCTTGCGGGCACGTCGGCTGAGCTTGTCCCAGCCCGTCGAGTACCCACGCGCGCGGGCTGAGCCCTCGCGGTGCTGCCAGGCTCGCGGCTCGTGCTCGTTGCAGTAGCTCGCTGGCGACGGTTCACCGCACGTCAGGCACGGCTTGCTCATCCGGCATCACCGAGCACGCGGTCGTCGAGCAGGTCCTCGGCGGCATCGACGTGGGGGCACTCGTCACCCGGCGTGGCGCAGTCGCAGGTCCAACCGTCACGCCGGGAGAAGCGCACGAGCTGGTCGTCGACGACGGCGATCACCAGGGCCTCGCGGTCGGGCTGACGCGAGCGGGTACCCAGCACGCGCAGGAACTTGATGTCGGTCATGAGGCGCGACCTTCCGGGGTTGAGGTGGTTCCGGTCCTGGCGGACCGGTGGAGAA